CCGCTCGCCACCCATTCCACGCGCTGCCCGACTTTCGATCTGACGATGCTGTTGACCAAGTCATCGCCCTTGCGGTGATTTCGGTATGTGTACCCAGAAAAACCCACCACCGGCCGCCCTTTGCCCTCCGTCCTCCGTCCTCGGTCATCTATCACGAACCGGTCGCGCTCCAACGGCAGCGGTGGCTGGATCGTCGGCCCGAACTGGCTCAGCACGTCGCCGTACAATCGGCACATCGCCACGCGCAATTGAGCGTGCACCGCGATCGCGTCAAATAATTTCGCCTTGTCGTTCCCCGGCGGCTCCTCCTCGCGATGCGTAAAATAAACCGCCACCGGCGTCCCCGTGGGCCATTTTCCGAACAGTTGCGCCTCGAAATAGCCCATCAGGTAAACGATATCCGATTTCATGTCCGGCGCTGCGGTCAACGTCCAGCCCAGCCGATCCGCCAGATACCGCCCAAACCTCGGCAGTACCCGATCCTCCTTATAGTTCCTGCACACCACGTTCACCCGCAGTGCCACGACAACCCCCGTAGAGGAGAGGGCGCGGCGACGCCGCGCCCTCCCTACTCTCTACCCTCCACTCTCCACGTCCCTACACCAGCAGCACCTGGCAGAACGCGCTCGGCCTGATCAGCCCGAACGCCGCCCGCAGCTCAGCCAGGATCGCGATCAGGTTGCGGATGAACCAATCGTCGTGGCTATCCGTCACGCTGATGCTCGCCTGCTCGCGGTCCCACAGCACCGCTTTGCGCCAGTCGGCGATCAGAGCCGCGCCTGGCGGCAGCGTCTGGCTCGTAACCACGGGATAGCCCCACAGCGTCCGTGGCCCCAGCCCGAACGGCCCGGCGAAATAGTACCGGAGATTAGCATCCTGCGTCAGCTCGATCGTCTCCCAGTCCACCGGATTGAACACCCACGCCGTCGGAGTCGAGCGGCCGGCCACCTCTAGCGTGGTGATCGCCTGCCGCGTCGTCTGCAGCACGTTCGCAGCGAACGCCTGCACGAGAATGTTAGCCGTGTTGAGAACGCCCGTCATATTCTCGCCAACGCCGTTGCCGTTAATGATTTGGTTCTCCAGTTCCTCCTGGAGATCGTCGCGCAGTTCCTGGTCAATGATGCCCCGGATTTGCGACGCGTCCGCCAGCGCGCGCTTGGTCGCGCCGACGTACACCGCGATGGTGCGCACAGGCGCCGTCACCCGCTCGAAATTCATGTGACCCTGGGGTTTGGTGCCCGTGATCTCGCCCGTCGCCCCTGACGGATACTTGACATTCGCCTCCGGCGTCGGGGCGGCCTCAGTCACCTGCCGCGTCTGGCGCACGAACTCGACCAGGTCGCTCGTGGTCGTCCGGCGCGCCACCAGCCCGAGCACGTTGAGCGGGAATCGGCCCAGCGGCTCGTAGATCCCGGTGTAATCGGGATTCACGAACGCGCCCGCGCTCGTCACGTCCGCGCCGCTGATGAGCTGCTTGTACTCGACCGGCGGCGAAGAGAGTCCCTTCATGCTCTCGGGAATCACGCCGCTCGGCGCGATCCGCTTCATCCATTCCTTGATCGCCGTCGAGGCGACGAACTGCTCGCCGATACTCAACCCCTTGCCGCGTTGCGCAGCCGGCTGCGTTGCCGCCGCGCCAGCGGGTTGCCCGCCAGCATCCTCGATGCCAGCGCCGAGTTCCAGGATCAGCGCTTTGAGAGCAGCATCGCCCTCGAGCACCTTGATCTCGGCCTTGAGTTTGGCGGCCTCTTTGAGCAGCGCGTCAACCTGCTTGCGCTCGTCGTCGGTGAAATCGCGCTTTTCCTTCTCGGCCAGGTCGCAGATGGCGCGGGCATCCGCCAGCGCCTTCAACATTCGTTCTCGTTTCTCTTTCACCTCAATCCTCCATTTGTTCGATTTCGATTCGCGATGCCACTATGCTCGGCGTCGGACTCCTGGGCGTGTCCCCTGCAGGGGGATCCTGGCCGTGGTCTTCCTCCGATTTTCCAGTGGCCGCCTCAAAATTGCCTTCGTGTGTCTTGCAGTGTGAACGTGCCTCGTCGGCCGTCCACACATCATCGGCATAGCGGTACGCCTGCTCGGTCAGCGCGTCGTCGTCCTTCAATTTCCCGACGATGACCGAATATTCCTTGCCCTGGTGCTCGCGCTTCATCCGTTTGAATGAATCCGCCTGAAAATCACCTGGTTGGCGCAGCCGGCAGGCGTGCTCGTTCGGGTAAGGCTTGACGCCCTTGATCGCCTCCGTGCGCGTGTCAATCCCCGCGCCGAGCATCACCGGCGATACCTCAGCGACTTCCAATTCCTTCAGGAACCGCACGTCATCCTGGGCCTCTCCAAACTTGCCCATTTCGCTGCGCAGCACGTCGTACCCATACGACCACTCTTGCAGCTCGTCGAGATTCTTGACGGTCTGGTAGGTCTCCTTGCCGGCCATGGTATCCAGGAAAAACTTGCCATCCACCCACGCCTGCTTCTCGTCCTGGCCGATCACCCCCCGCCCCACCGGCAAATCCTGCCACCGGTGGCCCCAGTACGAGATCCGCACAGCCGCGCCGCTCTTGAACGCCCCCGGCAGCGTCACGTCGCCGTCCTTGTCCACCACATTGAACGTCGAGAACACCGCGCGAAATTCGCCCGGCGCGCCGTCCGCCTTGATCTCCATCGCCGCTCGAAATGTTTTGGTTTTCATCGCTCCTCCCTCCTCACTCTTCGCTCTACGTCCTTCCGAACGTCACGCTGCACGTGCACCCCGCCACCTCGTCCGCCCCGCCTTTCGGATCCCCAGGCCACATCATCCCGTTGGAAAATAATTCCCGGATCCCCACCGTCGCCCCGCCCATCCTGGCGTGACTCGGTCGCGGGTTCGTCGAATTCACGTGCCACGTCTTGGTCTTGAGGCCGCCCTGCCGCGCCGCGTTCGTCGTCCCGAAATTCGCCAGCGTCGTCGTGCGGCTCATCGCGATCTCAGCCGCCCGTGCGCTCAGAGCCACCGCGAAAACATTTTTCAGCGCATCCAGCGGATCCTCTGCCCGCAGCGCTTCCTCGATCTGTGCCTGCGTTACCGCGTTCACATTCTCCGCCCCGATACGCGCGTTCTCCGCGATCCACGCCTCCAGCTCGCTCTCGTCCAGATCAACGCCGAGTTGCTCGGATACGTACCGCGCAAAATCCAGCATCGTCGCCGAGCCGAGCTTGCGAAAATCTCCGGTCAGTTCCGCATCCCAGCGCGCAGCATCCCACAGCACCGAAATGTCAGGGATGGCCTTGGCCCGCTTCATCACCACGTCGCGCTGCCTCTCGAACACGCTGACCATGTGGCTCGTCCAGCGTTTGCGCCACTGCGCCCGCAACTCCGGCTGCGTCGGGTCCACCTCCCCCGCCGCCTTCCATCCAATCCGTGCATCCGTGCTAAAATCCGTGTCGTGCCCCTTCGATGACGCCTGGGCGCCGACCAAAACATTCAACGGCGTCACCAGCCGCTCCGCATCCCCGCCCATACTCGGCAGGTTCATCCGCGACCGCGCCTCATCCGCCGTCATCCATGGCCGCCCCACCGCCGCCTGTAGCGCCTGCGTCTGCTCCTCGAACGCGCCCTGTAGTTTCTCGGCAATGTTAAACTCGACGTACACGCCCTCCGTGTCGGGAAACTCTGGCAATAACTGTAGCTCAATGTCCTGCTCGATCATCGCCAGCCACGGCCCAAGGCTGTCCTGGTACAGGTTGCGATGCTGCTCACGGATGTTTGAAAACGTCGCGTTATCCAGGATGCCCACCATCGGCAGCGGAATGTGGTACGCGCGGGCACACTCTTCCCGCGTCAGTTTCCTCCCTGCCAGGTATTCTGACTCCTGGGCGTTGAATGTGCCCGCGCGCCACGTCATACCCTCCTCAAGTATCGCCGTCCTGCCCGAGTTCTCTCCACCCGAATATAACGCCTCGAACTCGGATTTGAATCGCTCCCGCGCCGTGGCGCTCCACTCCGGCGCGTCCTTCGGTCGCTCGATGATGCCGCTCTGCCGCGCCGCATTCTGCCAGAAATGCTCACGGTAATCACCCGCCGAGTGCTCTTCAGCCAACACGCGCCTCAGCGTCTCCAATGGCGACAACCCCATGATTTCGTTCTCGGCGTTGTAGCCGCGCAGGTGCACGACCTGGATCGGGTCGAATTTGAACAGACGCCCGCTCAGCGCCATCTCGTACCCCGTGATCACCAAGCCGCCCTTCACCGTCACGTACTGCGGCGGGATCCTCAATAACCCACCAATCCGTGCATCCGTGCCAGAATCCGTGTTGGGCACCTTCACCTTTAGCCAGTACGCGTTGAAATACACGCCCAGGTCGCCCATCAGCGATTCGATCAGCCTGTAATAAGTGACTTTGAACTCTGCCGGCAACGGTTGCGCCAGCACCTTCGCCAACCCGTGGTCCCGCAATCGCTCGCGGTCCGTATCCGACACGCGCCTGAACACGTGCAGCCCCAGTTGCGCAATGTTCCGCGCCAGGAAATCCACGCACGTCCTGACGTTCGGCTGCGTGCGGTATATCGTGGCATAGTCGTAATTGTACTGGTCATACATCCGCACTGAGCCGTAATTCGTGATCGGCCACCAGCCCGGACTCAGATCCGCCAACGCTCCAACACTCTGCACGATTGCCATCAGATCACCTGTATAAAATCCACGTTCGCCGACTCAATGACCACCTCACCATCCATGGCCACCACCTCGCCCTTCGTTTTCAGCATCTCGGCGTTGCGCAGCACCAGGTAGCCCCGCGTCCTGCGCCACAACACGCCCCGGAACGCCCGATCTGTTTTCGTGTTCACGATCACCGTCCGCAGCGTCGGATACTGGTCAAACAGTCTCATCTCTCCACACTCCACCCTCCACTCTACACAGCTTCCAGTCCCCGATCCTCGTACACGCTGCGCCTCGGCGCCTCGTGCCTCAGCGCCCGATCCAGCGCCATCACCAGCGCCACCATGCCGTCAATCTTCTCAATGCTCTTTTCCTTGTCCGGCTTTAGATTCCCCGCCGGGTCCTGCCGCACTACCAGGTTGTCTGCCATCCACGTCAGCACGGGATTGTTCCCATGCGCCAGTTTGTGCTCCAGGATCAGCCGCTCCAGTTCGCGCATCGGCGGGTTCATCGAGACGTACCCCTGCCCGAACTGCACCAGCCAGTCCTCCCCGCCCCGTTCCGCCAGGTCGGTCTGGATTTTCGTCGCTCCCCACCGGTCGAATGCCAGTTCCTGGATATCATACGCCTGGGCCAGCTCGTCCACCTCGGCCAGGATGAACGCATAATCAATCACATTCCCCGGCGTCGCCTTGCAGTAGCCCTGCCTCACCCACACCGGATAGGGCACACGGTCGCGCCGCGCCCGCTGGATCATCGCCTCCTCAGGAATCCAGAACCGCGAGATCACCTGGTAACTGTCCTCGTCCGCCTGCGGCGGGAACACCAACACCAGCGCCGAGATGTCCACATTGCTAGAAAGGTCCAGCCCGGCGTAACACGTGCGCCCTCGCAGTCCGTCCGCATCCACCGCCTGGCCGCATTGCTTCCAGTGCTCTCTGGGTATCCACTTCGTCTCTGCCTGTGTCCACACATCCAATTCCAGCCGCAGGAATGCATTCAGCGCCGACGGCATTTCCTTCGCACGCATCGCCTTGCGCCGCATGTCATCCCATTTTTTCGATATGCCCAAGTTCGGGTTGGCCTTGACCCACACATTCTCATTCTCCCACTCGTCGCCCTCGTCGAGCGCGTAGGTCATCCCGAACCATGAATCGTCCTGCAGCACGCCGTCCAAAATCTTCTCGGTGTACTCGTGCTGTTTGAAACACAGCGTCTCGCGGTCGAACCCCGCCGTCGTGATCGCGAACATCAGCGGTTGCCGTCTCGCCCCTGTCGCCGTCTCGATCACGTCCCAGGTATCGCGTGTCTTGTGCGCGTGCACCTCGTCCACGATCGCGCCGTGCACATTCAATCCGTCCATCGTATCCGAGTCCGCGCCCAGCGGCTCGAACTTGCTTGCCGTGTCCCGGATGTGAATGTTGTCCTTAAACACCGTCACAATTTTACGAAGTGGCGGCGAGGACTTTGCCATCCGCGTCGCCTCGCTGTGCGATATCCGCGCCTGGTCGCGCTTGGTGGCCACCGAGTACACCTCTGCCCCAGGCTCCTCATCGGCCAGCATCAAATATAATCCAACGCCCGCCGCCATCGTCGTTTTCCCGTTTTTCCGCGCGATTTCCAGGTAGCTTGTCCGAAACCGCCGTGTCCCGTCCTCGCGCTTCCACCCGAACAACGACGCCACCACGAACTGCTGCCACGCCTCCAACATCAGCGGCCTGCCTGCCCACTCCCCTTTCGAGTGTTTGAGCAAAGCAAAAAATGCAACCGCCGTTTTCGCGGTCACATCGTCAAAGTGCAGCCCGCGCCCTGTTCCGTTGTCAAGGTCCCGTCGGTGCCGCTCACACGCCAGCCGCGCCCACTTCCCCGCCGCCAGCCGTCCCCCCAGCACAT